AATGATGATTCAGACCGACGCAAGCAAGGCGTTCCCTTATACGCTTCTTGGTAAGCCTGTTTATCTGTCTGACGCAATGCCTAAAATTGCGGCAAATGCAAAGACCGTGCTTTACGGCAATTACAACGCCCTTGCAGTGAACTTCCGCGAGAACATCAATGTCCAGATACTCCGCGAAAAGTACGCGACACAGCACGCTCTTGGCGTTATCTGCTGGTTCGAGTTTGATTCCAAGGTTATCGATGAGCAGAAGTGTGCCGTCCTCGTTCAGGCTGCTTCAAGCACGGGCTGATAAGGCGGTGAACCGCGATGAAGATTGCCGATGTAACAGATGAAGCAATCATGGAGTTCTGCGGTATATATGACGACGATGGCAGCAAGCTTATTCCAATAGCGAAAGATGCTGCCATTGCTCATATAAAGGCTATCACAGGGCTTACACAGGAGGAAATCGACAGCCACGAGGATATAACAATGGCGTATCTCGTGCTTATCAATGACGGATTCTACAACCGCGACTATACTTTAAGCTGGCAGAAGCAGGTCAACCCGTATGTAGATAGAATTCTGAACGCACACCGCAAAAATTATGTCTGAGGAGGGGAATCATGGCTACTTTCAGCAAAAGAATAGAGATCCAGCAGCTTGTCACGGAGACGGACAGCATAGGGAATCAACTGAAAGAATGGAAAACGGTAGTAAAGCCGTGGTGTTCTGCCGTAATTACAACGGGAAAAGAATACTACGAGGCGGCGCAGATAAACGCCGAGAACGATATTACGTTCAAAATGCTGTACTCCCGAAAAATCCACGAAATGAATCCCTCGGAAATCAGAATTATTTACAACGGCAAGGCTTACGATGTCAAGCGTATCACAGACTACCGCGAACAGCGGCGGACACTTGAAATAAAGGCGGTCGAGATAAATGGCAGAGATTGACATAGGCAAAATTTTCTCCGATTTCAGCGAGGAGATAAAATCGCAGATCGACAAGGAGCTTAAAACTATCGCAAGGGAGACTGTTTCCGAGCTTAACGCAACTTCGCCGAAAAAGTCGGGAGATTTTGCGAGGGGCTGGCGATATCTGAAAGAGCGCGGCAGTTCAGAGATAAGAATAACTATCTCAAACCGCAAGAAATGGCAGCTCACACACCTGCTTGAAAGCGGTCACAAAAATCGTGACGAAAAAACAAATAGCAGAGCGTTTCCTCACGTTGCACCTGCTAATGAAAGGGCGCAGAAGAAATTCCGGAAATTTATGGGAGATGAATAATGACACTTGAAGAAATATATACCCGTCTAAAAAAAGTGGGTATACCTGTTGCATATCTGTTCTTTAAAACTCCTCAGAAGCCGCCGTTTATCGCCTACTATGAAAGCGGAACAAGCATTGACGGAGCTGACGTTCTGAATCTGTACCGCAGCAAGGATATAACGATCGAACTGTATGCTGACAGTAAAATGCCCGAAATCGAGCGGAAAATTGAGGAACTGTTTAACGATGTTCCACTTGACAAAGCCACAGACATCTATATTGAAAATGAGAAACTTCTGAAAGTAGAATATACTTTCACCACTATCGAAACAGGAGGATAATGTATGTCAAATACAATGAAAAACGAATTAAATAAAATCGTTCTTGGCAGCATGGATTTCTATGTCGTTGCGTTTACGGGAACAGTTCCCGAGGACACGGAAATTGAAAAGGACGAGAACATGATCGGCAGAACCAAAAACGGCGGTACGCTTAACTACTCGTCAACATGGACAACGGCTGAATCCGATGACGGCAAGGCGAAACGCAAGAAGATCGTCAGCGAATCAGCTACGATAAGCTACGGCGTGATCACGTGGAATGCCAAGACGATCGCAAAGCTTGTGGCTACTGCCCGTGTGTCAGAAGCAAGTGGCAAGAGAAAGGCTAAAATAGGCGGCGTTGAGAATGATAACGGCACACGTTATCTTATCCGCGGTGTCCACAAGGACAAGGTCGCAGGTGATATAAGGATCACGGGAGTAGGCGTAAATACAGGCGGCTAGGAATCAGCGTTTCAGCCTGAGAACCCGACCACTCCTCAGGCACAGTTCGAGCTTGAACCGCTTCTCGATGATGAGGGTACGCTCTGCATTTACGAGGAAGAAATGGTCACAGAAACTCAGAGTGATCCCTCGACTAATCCGGAGGGTACATAATGACGAGAAAGCTTATAGTTTCACTTGACAGCGGTCTGACTATCACGGTCAGACCGCCTACTGTCAAACAGTTCTATGAACAGCGTCCTGCCATTAAAAAGAACTCGGAAACATACGCATTTATCGCGGAAGTTTACAGCAGAAACGATGAGGGCATTAAGTTCACTGCCGAGCAGGTTCTCAACGAGTTCACTACCGATGATTTTCGTTTCTTCATGGACGACTATATCGGCTGGGTGGTTCATGAACATGAAAACGACCCAAACTGATCATACCTTGCTGTCAGGGAAGCAGCGACAGCAAGGTATATTTTGATATTAAAACTCAAGATTGCAAGATCGTTGCGGACTATATACGCGATTCGTTTGAAACAGTCTCAAATCTTGACGTTTTTGAGTACTGGGGCTATCTGCACGATGCAGTAGTGTGGAATTGTTCAAAATCCGAAGCAGGCAGGCAATATCTTGAAGATGCGTACTATCAAATGCAGACAGAGCCTGACCGTGCGGCGCTGAGAAAATTATAGAAAGGCGGTAAAAATGTCTAATAAATTAATCCGAGGACTTACAATTCAGCTTGGGGCTGAAACGACCAAGCTGGACAAAGCACTGAAAGATGCGGAATCAAGGACACGTTCCGCCTGCGGTGAACTGCGGCAGATAAACAGCATTCTAAAATCAGGCGGCGATTCTGCCGAGATGTGGAAGCAGAAGCAGGAAGTTCTTACAACTGCGATAGAGTCAAGCCGCGAAAAGCTGAAAGCAATGCATACGGCGCAAAAGAGCATTTCCGACCAGCTACGTGACGGAAACATCGATAAGGGCGCATATGACAAGTTCAAGCAGGACGTTGAAAAAGCGCAGAACAAGCTTGCCAAGCTGAAAACCGAGCAGACCGAGATCGAAAAGAAGTTCGACAACAAGGAAATCGATCAGGAAGCATATGACAAATTCCGCCGCAAGGTTGAAAATGCTGAGAAAAAAGTCAAAGATCTGAAAGTCGCCGAAAACGGACTTGAAGAAAGCTTTCGCTTAGGTGATATCAGCAAGGAAGCATACAACGAGTTTCGCCGCGAGTTAGAGCGAACTGAGGCGAATGTGCGTAATTTCAGCGGCCAGCTGACCGATGCCAAAAATCACCTCAAAGGGACAGGAGATGAAGCACAGGACACCGCAGACGATGTCGAGAAGCTTGGCGACAATGCCGAGAAAGTAAGCAGCGGCGGCATTTCTTCAATGACTGTTGCACTTGGCAATCTCGCGGCTGACGGTATCAGAAAAGCCGCCACTGAACTTAAAAATTTCACGACAGACGTTATAGAAACGGGCACGGAGTTCGATGCAGGAATTTCCAAGGTCGGGGCTATCTCAGGTGCGAGCGCTGAGGACATGGAAAAGCTGAGAGAAAAAGCCAAGGAAATGGGCGCGTCAACCAAGTTCACCGCCGCCGAGTCCGCCGAGGCACTTGAATATATGGCAATGGCAGGCTGGAAAACCGAGGATATGCTTTCAGGCATAAGCGGAATTATGGACTTGGCTGCCGCTTCCGGCGAAGATCTCGGAACTACGTCCGATATTGTAACAGACGCGCTTACAGCATTCGGTTTAACAGCCGCAGACAGCGGTCACTTTGCCGATGTTCTCGCGGCGGCATCTTCCAATGCGAATACCAACGTCAGCATGATGGGCGAAACGTTCAAATACGTTGCGCCTGTTGCCGGAACGCTGAATTACAGCATTGAAGATATGGCGGAAGCTATAGGATTAATGGCGAACAGCGGTATTAAATCCTCGCAGGCAGGTACAGCGCTGAGAAGCATTATAACACGTCTTTCAACTGATGCAGGTTCTTCTTCAAAGTCTCTCGGAGCGCTCGGCACGCTTGTCGAAAAGCTCGGCGTTGAGTTCTACGACACGAACGGCAAGGCGCGAGATTTCGGAGATGTTATCGCGGAAACGCGCGAGGCATGGCAGGGATTGACCGATGAGGAACAGACTACATACGGCAAAAAGATAGCAGGCGAAGAAGCAATAGCAAGCTGGCTTTCGCTTATGAATGCTGCTCCTGCGGATGTGGAAAAGCTTTCGGCTGCTATAAAGAACTGTGACGGCGCTGCTTCTGACATGAGCAGCACAATGCAGGATAATTTGCAGGGCGATTTCGTTCTTTTAGACAGTGCTGTTGACGGAATGAAAATATCTCTCGCTGATGAGTTAGAACCTGAAATGCGCGATATCGTACAGTACATCACAAAGAAAATGCCCGACATTGAGGACGGGTTGAGCAAGGTATTCAAGGTAGGCAGTAAGCTTGTTGGCGGGGCGGTCAAGACGCTCCCTGTTGTAGTTGATACATTAGAGCCGATAGCTCCGCTAATTGTGGCAGCAGGCGTAGGAATAGGCACGCTGAAAGTCGCTCAGACTGCCGAAGGCTGGATGAAAGGTCTTAATGCGGCAATGTCAGCGAATCCTGCTGTTGCCGTTGCTACAGGTATTTTAGGCGTTTCTACGGCGCTGTTTGAGCTGTACAAGAAATATGACAGTATTCCTTCCTATGCCGAGGGTATAAGCAAGATGTATGAGGGCGCATATGAGAACATCGACAATCTTGCCAAGTCAATGAAAGACATGAAAGACGGTTTCAACGAACGAGCCGGAGACATTCTGAATGAGACTGAGCGTACAAAGGATCTATGGGAAGAACTTGAAAACCTCGCTGATTCTACGGGACGTGTTAAGGATTCTGATAAAGAGCGGGCTGAGTACATACTCGGCGAGCTGAATGACGCGCTGGGCACAGAGTATACAATGACCGACAACATGATCGATAAGTACAAGGAAATGGAATCGGAAATTGATGACCTAATTGAAAAGAAAAAATCCTCATTGCTCCTTGACGAATATTCTGAGAATATCCCTGAATATCAGAAAATTCAGCAGGAAGCCAAAGATAACTATATCAGCTACGACCAGCAGGCGCTATCATACAAAGATGAAATGAAAAAAATTGAAGCGGAATGGGCAGCGGTCGCGCCTACTCGTAACGGTAAAGCGGTAACGATTCAGGAATATGTTGATGACCGAAGTAATCTTGAATATGGCTCCAATACCGCCTCTGACAATCATCTTTTAACATTGATCGATGCATACGAAGAAGCACAGGCGAATGAAATAGAGAGCCGTAACGTAGCGGACGGATATAGATCCGACTGGCAGGAAGCAACAGCCGCGATTGAAAAATACGACACGGCGCTTAAGGCTTTCTCCAACGGGGATTTCGATGCAGTAGCAACTGACTTGTACGGCACTCAGAATGAAGTATACGCGATTCTTGACGATGCCGAATCAGACCTTGAAAAGCGAAAGGAAGCAGTCAAAAAAGGCATGGCAGACCTTAGCTCGGAGCTGAAGCTTGCACTTTCATCGGACAGTCAGGCGGCTATGGACGATGTGTTCAAGTCAATTGGTGAGCTTTACGAAAAATCGCAAATCGCAGGAGTTGACGCAACTGAACTCATGACAGATGAAATGCGCGACAGCATTCAGAAAATGCTTGACGCAGGTTTTGATGTTACAAAACTCGGCGAGTGGTTCGCAAATTCGGGCATAAAGACAAGTGATGTTTTCAACGGAAATTACGTTGATATTGTTCAAAAACAGCTTGACAAGGGCTATGATGTCACGAAGCTGCTCGAATGGGGCATGAACTCAGGCAGCCTTACGGGAGATGACTTCTGGCGATTTTACGACCAGAACTGTCAGAACGGTTTTTCCACCACTTTCGGCGATGGTGAAAACAGTCTTTCCAAGGGTATACTTGAATGGGCACGAAGAAATGGTATAGACGCAGGAGAACTTTTCGGAGAAAACTACTCTCACACCGTAAGCGAATGGACACGCTGGCTGTATGATAACAACAACCTTATCCAGAAAAGTATCAACAGTGCATCAGACGCACGGCTTTACAAGAACGGCGCATACAGTATGAACGCTGTAGGCGGTATCATATCAAACGCAGGATTCGGACGCGGTATTGTTGCTGAATCTGGTCCGGAGCTGCTGGAGATCATAAACGGCGGTGTTAAGGTCACACCTCTTAGCCGAACTTCCAAGCTTACACCTGTTCAGGACGGCAATACACAAAAGGTATTTTACTTCAACAACACGATAAACGCAACAGTTTCGGGGCGGTATGATGTGCGCAGAATCGCCGAAGATCTCGCGGCTGAGCAGAGAGCAATCGAAACAGGAAGGGGCATGGTGTGAGTTATTTTATTTTCAACGGCAAAAGCAGTGAAGATCTCGGGCTTATTGTGAAAAAGCCTATAATCCGCCCCACATGGAGCGAGAATTACGCTGAAAAGGCTCTTACGGGTGCGCTGCGCAAGATCATGCAGAAAAGCGAATATTACGAAAATTCAAGCATGACAATAGAGAGTTATGTCCACGAAGCTTCGCCCGAGAAAATGCGGGAGATATACAGTGCTCTCAAAGGAACGGGCAAACTGTGGATATCTACTGCTCCTGACGAAGTGCTCGATGTTATAATTAATCCTCTCGTTCCGCAGGCAGTCGCAATTCTTGCGGCTGATGTTCCGATAAATGTAGTGTGCAGACCGTTTGCGTATGCACTGAATCCGACAACTGCCGACCTGTCAGGCGCAACGGATTACACCGAACTCGAAAATAAGGGTACACTGTTTTCAGCACCCGAGATCAAGTTTACGCCGACCGAATCGGAGATAACTATCGATACCAACGGCAGCGAGTTTACAGTCAGCGGACTTACGGCAGGAACTGAGTACATAATCGACAGCGAGCTGCAAGTCGTTTATTACGTCAAAAACGGCAGTAATATGGATATAACGGCGAAGAGCAAGTACGGATTTCCGCTGCTTCATGTCGGAAAGAATTACATCAAACACGGCGGCAAGGCATCTGCTATGACCGTCAATGTTCGCGAACGCTGGCTATAAAGGAGGTATAGTTTATGGCATATACAGGAACAGGAACAAAAGACGACCCGTATGTTGTAGATAGTTGGGATAGTTATTATACGTTAGCAAACGACGAACTTACAGGTAGCGGTAAATATCGGTATGCGAAATATTATAAATTTGCTGATGTCGACAATAAAATTGTTGATTTTAACGATATTATGCCAGAGGGCTACACAAAACCGTTACCTAGTAAAGTTATAGTTGATTTTAATGGATGGACGTTCCGTAATCTTAGAATGATAAACGTGTTGTCGGTTTTTGATTATCAGCTTCGCGATGTCACTTCACCGTGGAAATTACCATCTTTCAAAAATGGAAAATTTGAGAACGTATATGTTGAAAGTCCGAGTGAAAAGTTTGGCATTTTTTCTTCTGATAACTATGAATCGCCAAATAACCAGTTAATGGTGACTAATATGTCTTTCTCTGGAACATTCATATATAAAGGAACAGCTCAAACTACAAATCTTATAGGCTATTCTAATTATAAATTGAATTATATTTCTTATAACGGTTGCTCATTTAATTTTATTATAACGGCACCAGAAACAACGACCACAATTAATATTGGTGATAATATTGAAGTAAAAAACTGTTCGTTTAAGATAAAAACACAGAGCAACGCCGAAATAAGATTAGCTAATAATACTTTTAAGTCTACTATATACGGTAAAACTCTAAACTCTTTGATACAGGTTGAGGCTCCAAACGCGACAATAAATGCGAACGCTTTATCTGATAGCAATGGCAACTTAGACGACCGTTTCTCAACCAACGTCATCATTCCGACCTGCAAAGAACTGAAGTCAACAGCAAAATGTGTAATAACTGTGTATAACAGCGATAATGTTGAAACCGATAACACAGCGGGCAGCGGGCTCATTCCTTGTACTACAGAACAACTTAGTTCTGTAGATTATTTACAATCTGTAGGGTTCCCGATAGGAGCTGGTTAACATGAGTTGGGTAATACTTAATGGACAACCCTTTCAGACCGAAGCGGCAGAACTTATAGTCGAACCAATGCTTGAACCCCTTCCGCTATCTTATCTTCGTTTTTTAGACGGAAGTATAATTAATGGCTTTGAGTACTTCAAAATAGAGGGAGCTGCTATGAAGCAGGTTTACCCAAAGACATATTGGCGGATTAAAAAAACTGTCAATTTTGGGCTGCCGTATAATGAGATGTTCCCCAACATAATCGGCATTGACCTATGGGCACTGGAACGGAAACGAACGATTCACGTTTACGATCTTCACGAACCGCAGACAGGTTTTGACGGGAACGGACTTGCCATTCTCGACCCTATCGAATGCACTTCTGTGCATAACGATGAACGTTGGGAAATAACGCTCCGTCACCCGTTGGACGAATGGGGCAAGTGGAAGAACCTGCTCGTGAATAACATTTTGAAAGTTGATGGTCAGCTATTCCGCATTGATACCAGTCAGCCCGAAATCAGTGAAAGCGGTCGCGAGATAAAAGTTCATGCAAAGCATATTTCGTATGATCTGAATGATTTGCTGATACACTTTGCGACTTTCGACGGCGGCAATGCAGAACGGTTCATTCAGTTCGCACAGTCGTCCGTTGAGGGACAATGGGAAAAGGAATGGGCACACACTGAGCAGTATGAGTTTGAGGGGCATTCTGACATTGAAACGGTTCTCGGTGCGGAAGAGTATGTAAATGTAACGTTCTGGGGTGCTATGGTAGGTGCTGACAACAGCCTGATGAATCGCTATGGCGGTGAACTTTACCGAGATAATTTCTATTTCAGTATCAACAACAGAATGCAGTATGCCCACGATAATGCGTTTTACCTGCGCTATTCGCTGGACATGGTGAAGATACTGCAAAAGGTAGACTACAGCGACTTCTGCACGGCGTTGTACTGTTATGACAACTACGGTCAGATGTGGGGCATTACAAACGTTGCTATCAACGACAGAATGCACCACGCGATCAGCCGCATGGTGCAGTTCAATTATTCTGAGTGTGATATGGACAGACTTATCGCAGACGGAAACGCGTACTGGAAAACAGTCTGCTATCCTAAAATCACCTATGAAATTGAAATTGCGGCACTGAAAGACGATGAGCGGTATGCCGATTTTGTTGACCTACAGAATTACAATTATGGCGATTCAGGCACTATATACTGCCCCGAGCTTGACATCAACGAAGTTCAGAAAATCACCGAGGTGGAAAAAGACGAGCTGACAGGCAACATTACAAGAATGGTTCTCGGAAATCTCGCGTCATCGTTCGTCCGTCCGCGATACATGGGCAGCACGATCACGAGCGGCAATTCGGCAGCAGACAAGCAGAACCGTGCGGTTCAGGAATCCGTTATCACAACCGACATAAACGGAATGGAACAGTTCCCGATATGCAGAACGGAAATAATGAAGATCAGTAAACTGGAGGGAAAATAATGAGCACGACATACACGGAAAATTATCAGTTAGGAATGCAGGAAAACCACAACGACAAATTCAGCATGGCAGTCATAACCGAAAACATGAAAGCTATTGACAAGCTGCTCAAAGCGCACGAAAAGCATATTGTTGGATTCATTGACGGAGATTCACGAAAGAATCTTCTCCCTGTTAACTCTACGAGTTTTACTGCCACAAGTTCGACAAAGTGGTACGAAATTCAGCTCCAGCAGCCAATTCCAAAAGGAAAATATGTGCTTTCTTTCGGCAGCATTTCATCTACTGACACGGATAGTACAACGTGCAGGATCATGTTCTTTTCAGCGAACTGGACGGACACTCTGACAGACATTCAGGCAGAGCGTGGGGAGAACCTGACGCAGGAAATCACGTTTGCAAAAGACTGCACTATCATTCGATTTTGTGCAGCATCAACAGCGACAGGCGGTGTTGACGATACCCTGACGTTCACGGACGCTATGATATGCGAAAAGAGCATTTATGACATTACCGCTAAATACGTTCCGTATTCGCCGACATATCAGGAACTTGTCGCGCGGGTGACTGCGCTTGAAACTTCAACAACATCAGAGGAGGAAATATGAAGTACATAATCATGATATTAATAATCATCGGTCTTGCTCTCGCGGACTATGTCACAGGATTCATCAAAGCATACTGCAATGACGACATATGCAGTTCTAAAATGCGCAAGGGCGGTCTCAACAAACTCGGCGAGATAATCGTCATGCTCACCGCTTGCGGACTGGATATCGGCATACACGAATTGGGCAAGTACTATCAGGCTGTGGAGCTGTCCGACATCGCAGGCATTGTGACGGCGGTTTTAGTTTTCACCTACATCACCGTCATGGAAATTGTCAGTATATTTGAGAACTATGCCGAGATCAATCCCGATGCACAGTGGGCACTGAAAATTATCAAGAAGCTGAAGAACTTCAACAAGGATAAATAAGACAGATTCAACAATAAATCGTCTGAAAAATTGTGCAACATTTCTTCTGTTAACTCTTGACTTTTGGCTACCCATATGTTATAATATAACTACAGTAAGGGAAGAACTTACGAGTATCGGGGCAGAACGGGAAAGGAGGAAACATGGAAGAAGGTATGACAAATGAGCAGTTCAGAACAGTTCTTGAAATGATAATTCAGATTATCAAGGACAGCGAAAGCAAAGACGATGCGGTCAAAAAAATAGAAGCCTTACTTAATAAGTAAGACTTCCACCCAAAAGTAAGATTGGCGGTTCTGCCACCGCCTTTCTTAGCTTTAATAATATCACGTTCTGCCCCGAATGTCAAGAGAGGACGTGATGAAAATTAGCGAAAATGGCAGAAAAAAAATGGGTAGACCCATTGTTGGTGAACCTAAAGATATGAGAGTATCATTAAGAGCGACCAAAACAACAGTTGAAAAATTTAACAAGTGCTCTAAAGTCCTTGGAAAATCTAAAACAGATTTGCTTGAAAAAATGGTAAATACTCTATATCAAGAAATCGAAAACAAATAAATAAAAGCACATTGCCACGCTACCAACGAAAACAATGTGCTTAATACCAGACAGATTGCTCTATCTATAAATATTGTACCATAGGTAGAGACTTCTTGTCAAGTAATTGAAAGGAAGTTTTATTATGAACAAGATAGTTAAGTTTGAGGACACAATCATTGACGTGCAGATAATTGACGGAACGCCTATGTTTGAGCTTTATGCTGTGGGCATGGCTCTCGGTCAGATAAAGAAAAACAGCAAGGGCGTTTCATACCCTGCAAAAGACAGGATTGATAAAAACGTTGAAAAAGCCGAAATAACGCCCTGTGTACGCAACGTACACAAGTACATAACCGAATCTCAGATATATGACCTTATGCTTGAGACCAAGACCGACAAGTGCAGGGCGTTCCGCAAGTGGCTGACAAATGAAGTTCTTCCCGAACTCAACAGAACAGGCAGTTACACTATGCCAAAGCAGGAGGATAAGCAGCTTACCTTTGAGGAGTATAATTACTTCGACAAGAAGTACAACGGGGAATACGTCCTCAGCACAATGGACGTGAGTGCTCTGACCAACATCAATACAACAACGATAAGCTGGTATGCAAGAGCACACTTAAATGGCGGTGTTGATTATTACTTCATCAGCGGCGATAAGCTTAGAGCGTTCAAGACAGAGAATCCGAAAGTAAGCAAGCTTGCAAGCGGCTTGACCGTTTTCAGAAAGAGCGGCTTTGAGAAAATCTGCCGTGCATATAATATTAAGGTCGATACTCCGAAAGTGTTCATTGAGGAGAAGAAAGAAAAGCCGGCTAAGGAATATGCTGTGGTTATCGGCAATCCGCGCATTAAGTTCATGATCGAAACCGTCCGCAAGCATATGACTGCAATCGATGTGCTCCTTGAAAAGTACTATCGCCATAATATTGAGATGAGCGAAATGCACGCACTGCAAAGGACACTCGAAAGAATGGGGCTTGAGCTTGGAGCAGAAGTCGCGAACATTGCCTGCGAAAAAGTAGGTACAACTACAACATATAAGTTTTAATTAAAAGTTAAGAAAAGCACTCCCTTGGGGGTGCTTTTTTATATCCAAGAAAGGAATGATTCAATGATTTACAAGTACAACGACGAAACGCAGCTTTCTGCGCATTTCAATGTGCGAGAGTTCCGCTGCAAGTGTGGTAAAACGCATGATACGGAACTCAACCCAAAGCTTGTGGATAACCTTGAAAAACTCTACAGGGTGCTTGACTGCTCTAAGATCATCGTGACAAGCGGCTACCGCTGCCCTACACACGACAAGAATGTAGGTGGCAACGGAACAGGTCAGCACACCAAGGGCAATGCTGCGGATATTATATGCTATGGTCAGGACGGCAGCATTATCAGCACTAAGAAAGTTGCCTGCAAGGCGCAGGATATTGGTTTCAGAGGCATTGGCAACATCGACAGTACCTACACCGCGATTCATGTTGACGTGCGTACAGGGTCTAAGTGGTACGGCGATGAGGCAGTACGCGGCGGCACTTCGGGCAGCGTGACGGACGATTTCTACAGATATTATTCCACAAAGGAAAATTCGACAGCCGAGCTCCAAAAGATTTTCAACGGCAAGGGTGCGGCACTCGATGTGGACGGTATCGCAGGAGAAAAAACTCTCGCGGAGTGCCGCAGATACACCATTGATCTTGGCGACAGCGGCCCTCTCACCCGTTGGGTTCAGGCAAGGCTGAATGCTATCGGGTTCAACTGCGGAGCGGCAGACGGTATCGCAGGCGAGCGAACCATGACCGCTATCTACAACTTTCAGCGGGCTCACAAGCTTGGCGTAGGATATCTCGGAGGATCAGACTGGGACGTTCTCATATGACAGAAAAACGGCAGGGGATAGTTTCCTCTGCCGTTTTTTGACCATTAAGAGATAACGCATGAAAGTATGTGGGAAAAGATAATAAATTAAAATTTACGTTACCTCTATAT